AGATATATAATATATTTCAAGATTATTTAGCTTTATAATTAAATCTTCTAAATTATCATCTAATTCCTCTAATATTTCTCATTTAAACTTATCTATTCCGTATTTTCTAAAAGCGTTATATAATGGATAATTATAAGCTTTATTACTTGGATCTGTACTTACAAACTTATGTTTATTCCATCTTTTGTTAATATTAGTTCTAGTTTGACCAATATAACACTTATTATTTATTGTATTAGTTATTTTATAAATATACCCTTTCATAGTTTATTATTTTCATAGTGCAAATATATGAATAAATTTTTAATTATGCAAGAAAAATAAATGCAAAAATATTTGGAGATTTAAAAATAATGTTGTATATTTGCACTATGAAAGTAAGACATAATATTAACAATTAAACTTTATAAATTATGAAAACTAAACAAATTGAAGCACTTGAATATTTTCTTGATATATTAGATGGTAAGATTACTGAAGATGGTTCTATTGAGAAAGCTCAAGAATTATGTAATGAGGCATTAAAGGAGATTGAAACCAATGAAAAGGTAAAGAAATCCTCTTGGTTTTTTGGTTTAGGTATTTCTTTCTAATATATTTAATTATGAAAAAGATAAATAAAATATTAGCTGGATTATTAGTACTTAGCTTTATTATAGCTGGTATTAGAGTATATAATGCTTATGGAGACTACCAAACTAAAACATTTGAGCTTAGATTAGAACAGGCAGAACTTCAGCATAAATTAGACTCTGTAATGTGGTATAATCCTGGAAGTTCAGAAGTATCTGAATTATATGAACAGTATTGTGATGTAACCTTAAAAATTCATAATGTAAGATAATGAAAACAGATATAAGAAGTTTAGTCTTTATAAAGAATCTATTTAAAGATAAATATAATATAGAAATAGAATGATGTAAAGACGATTATTCCAGATATGATGGAACATTTACTTGGAATAATATAGACTATATAATTGAAGTTAAAAGGAGAAGATTTAAATCAGATAAATATCCAACTACAATTATAAACAGGGATAAGTTTGATATACTTAGTAAATGTAACTCTATATTAGTCATTATATTTGATGATGGAGTTTATATTTATAAAGATGTAAAAAGAGCTTTTATTAAAGATTCAATGAAATATGGAAGAAGTACAACTGATTTTGGAGGAGAATATAAATACTCTTTAAAAACAGAGTTATCTTTAAAGAAAGCAATTAAATTAGAAATAGACTTTAGTAATTATATAAGAAATGACGAATAATGAAATACTTACCAAATATTATGAATTCTGCTTAGAACTAAAGGTTAAATTTGGGATGGATGACGATTGTTTCCAGATGTGTTTGATTGCACTTCTGGAAACATCTAATTCCAAGCTTCAGTCATTAGATAGTAAGAATGAGCTGAAGTATTGGATTACAAGAGTATTTAAGAATAATTGGTTTTCTAAGAATAGTAGATACTATTACCAATATAAAAAGTACTATGAAATATTTAAAGAGCCATTAGAACAACAAACGGATAATTTAGAGGATTGGTTAAATGAAGCAGAAGATTAATATTGATGATTTATTAATTGAGTATAACTTTGAAATAGATACCTTTACAGAGATGGATGATAGATTACTTTCAATTTATCCGAAATGAGAAGCATTAAATAGAGCAGATAAGACCATAATTATCTTATATGCTGAATATCGAAGTTATAGAGAAGTTGGGAAGATTCTGGGAATTAGTCATACGACTATTCAGAGATTTATTAAACAAATAAGAGAGAGGTTATGTTAAGCATACTTTTTATAGCTATTATTCTTGTCTTCTGTATTGATTTATCTGGAGCTATGGACAAGGCAAATAGATGGGTATGAAGTAAACTATATCCTGGAGTTAAATACACTGATTGGTCTATACCTTTATTTGGATGTTCTCTATGCTGTACTTGGTGGGCAAGTTTACTATATATCTTAGTAACTGGACAATTAAGCTTCTTAATGATTGCATATATTGCTTTAATCGCATTTATGACTCCAGTTATAAAGGATTGTATGATTCTAATTAAAGATATGATTACCAAACTAATAGATATAGTTTATAAATACTTGGATTAAAAATAATATATTTTAAATAAAAATGAAAGAATTAACAAAAGAACAGTATGAATATTTAAGTAAATTCGATAATAGGTTTAAATGTGCTGTTAGAGCTAACTATTGTCGTAACATCCAAAAAGAAGATACTGAAAGGATGAGAGCTATTTATGAGGAACTAATAGAGCAGCCATATAAAATGAATATAAACTGCGGAACTTGTGTTCTTAACCTTATAAAGAGACTTGGAGTTTACTACTTTGAATATGTTGAAAAACTAAAAACTATTGAGGATGAAGGAGCAAATAAAGAAGAAAGTAGGGAGACCGAAAAAGGCAGAGGTAGAAAAGGAACAAATAGACGAAGTAAAGACTAAATATCTTTATGCTGCAAGGTTATTTAACAAAGGATGGTCAAGGAATAAAGTAAGTGAAGAACTTCAAAGTAAATATAATGTAAGCCAATCAACGGCTGCAAGATATATTGGAGAAGCTTATAAGATAATTGCTGAAAAGAATGATAACCTTATAAAAAATCTTAGACATATACAATTATCAAGATTGGAATCATTACTGGATACTGCTATTAGTAAGGGAGATATTAGAGCTGCAAATGAGATTATTAAGACTATAAATAGTATGTTTGGATTAAATCAACCTGAGACTATTGTAGCTATTCAGAATAATGAAGTCCAGTTTAAATTTGGAGATCCAATTAACAATGACAAAAATATATAAAGGATATAGCCCATTTATCTATCAATTAAAGGTACATACTGCTTTAGAGCACTCTTATAGGTCTGGAAAAATATTTACTGTAAAAGCAAAGAGACAATGTGGTAAATCCTTTATGGCAGAAAATGAACTATTACGATTTTCAATTAACTATCCTGGAAGTATTAGCTGTATTGTTGAACCAACTCTTACTAACTCCAGAAAGATATTTAAAGAGTTAGTAAAGGCATTAGATGGCACAGATATTATTAAGAAAAAGAATGAATCTTTGCTTGAGATTGAATTTACTAATGGGAGTGAAATACTATTTAAATCTGCTGAGCAAAAAGATTCATTACGAGGATTTACAGTTAGTGGAATATTAGTAATTGACGAAGCAGCTTATATATCAGATGAAGTATACGAAATTTTAACACCTATCGCTGATGTATGGAATGCTCCAATACTTATAATTAGTACTCCAAGGTTTAGAGAAGGATTCTTTTATGAATGCTTTAAAAAAGGCTTTGATGGTAATTTTAGTAAATATTATCAATCCTTTGATTGAGCATTAGAAGATACTTCTATGCTGTTAAGTGAGGATAAACTTGAAATGTATCGCCTTACAACCTCCAAAAATAAATTTAGAACTGAATATCTTGGAGAGTTTGCAGATGATGATGGTTGCCTATTTAATAATATAGCTAACTGTATAATTGATAAAAAACCTGAATATCATAATCTCTATATTGGAGTTGACTGGGCTACTGGTTCTGGTAAAGACTATACTTGTATTACAGCTTTAAATGAAAATGGGCAGATGGTCTTTATAAAGTATTTTAACGACAAAACTCCAACAGAACAAGTTGATTTACTGACAAATATATTTACTGAGTATCAGGGATTTATAAAGATAGTTCAAGTCGAACAAAACTCAATAGGTTCAGTGTTTTATGATATTCTTGTAAAAAGGAATCCTAAATTACGGATAGTTAAGTTTTTAACTACTAATAAGTCTAAGGCAGCTATTGTAAATAAGCTACAAGCGGCATTAGAAAACGAAAAGATTGGTATTTTAAAGGATGATAAACTATTAAATGAATTAAGACTATATGAAGCCAGTTATAATCCAAAGACTGGAAATGTTAGTTATAATGCTCCATCTGGATTTAATGATGATACTTGTATATCTTTAATGTTAGCTTATGATGCTTTAAATACAAATAAAGGAACTTATAATATTGCAATTAAATAATGATAAAGAATTGGAATGAAATGGATTTATCTCATTATAAAAGACTGTTTGAGATAATACGAAAAGACTGGGAAAATGAATTAGATATGAATTTAGCTATGGTATCCGTACTTAGTGATATACCTATAGAAGATATAACTAATATGGAAGTAAACAAGCTGCAGGAATTTATAAATAATCTTAAATTTATAGAGACTCCATATAAGCCAAAAACCCCAGAAACTACTTATAATATTGGCAATAAGGAATATAAAGTCTTTTTTAATGTTAATAAGATGACGGCCAGTCAATATATTGACTTTCAGAATTTTTATAAGCAGTATGATGATTTTATGCCTAATCTAGCAGCTTGTTTCTTGCTACCTAATGGAAAGAAGTATGGAGAAGATTATGACCCTATTGATGAGGCAGAATTCTTAAATACTCATCTAACAATAGATATATTTTCAGACATAATGTTTTTTTTTGTAAACTTATTGCAAGTATCAACGCTGAGTACCCTACACTCTTCGGAAAGGGAGATGAAGAAGAGACTAAGGAAAACAAGGGACAAACTGGAAAGGAGGAAACTTCTGAAGAGCTTAATACAGACGAGACGATTAATCCTTTTACTCAAAAATGAAGCTGAATTATCTGAATAGATAAGGTAAGTGAAGTTACCAGATTTAATTGACATCAGATATATGATATGCAGATTAAAGAGTTCCTGAATCTTATATGCTATGTTATAGATAAAGCTAATGAAGAAAATAGACAGATTGAAGAATGAAAAAGAAAACATTAACTGTAACCTTTTTACTCATATTTGGTACTAAGATAATATAAAAAAGTTACATATAAAATAGGGAGTAAACCTCCCTATTTTCATTAGCTACTAATATATAAAATAATATATTTTAACAAAAATGAATATTCAAGAATTAAAGTTCTCAAATTTAAGTGAGCTATTAAGGAAGTGAGGAGATCTTATAATTTCTCTTTATAGACAGGAATTAGTTAAAACCAGATCTGATGACACTGGAGCATTAGGTAATAGTTTAAACTATATAGTTGAGACTCAAGATGGAGAATATGAGGTTAATTTTAGCTTATTAGATTATTGAGAATATGTTGAAGAAGGCAGAGCTGCTGGTAAATTTCCTCCATTATCTGATATAAAGAGTTGGATTAAAACTAAGCCAGTAATTCCAAGACCTTATAATGGCAAGTTACCTACTGTAGATCAACTTGCATATTTAATTGGAAGAAAGATACATCTTCAAGGAACTCAAGGAAAACATCCACTTGCTAATACTATAGAATATATAGAGAACAATTATATGGAACTTCTTGATGATGCTATAACTAAAGACTTACAAGGACAAGTAGATTATTATTTATTTAAAGACTTTTAAAAATGACATTTATACCAAGTAAATTAGGAATATATAACGCATCAAGGAGTTTTCCTGTTAAATGGAATAATCCTGGATGGGGAATTACTGGAGAATATGATTATTGGACTTGGGGAGATGATTATACTGAAGAAGGGCCTTTAGAGGTAACTATACAAGAGCCTAGTACTTCTGGATGTACAATACAATTTTTATCTCCCACAACAATAACTACTGATTCTTCTACTGTATTTCATTTTTATCCTAGAGGTATTACTACTGCTTTATTAGGGGAAGATTTACCAATTAATTTACATAGTAAAGCTCCTGGATATTATCCTGCTAATGGAACCATTAAAGTACCAAATACTGGTGGAGAATATACAGTAGAGTATATATTAAATAGATCAGATATTATTAAATGAGATGCAGCAGTTGTTAATGCTACAGCTTTAGTTAATATGGAAGTTCTGGATTGAGATTCTTGCTCTATTAAGTTTAAAGTTACAGTAAGAGCTAATACTCAATGAAATACTGATTTAACTGCAACTATCCAATTAGGGGCTTATTATGATACTAATAAACTTATTAGTTATAGTTATGGCTTTAAGATTGAAAAGAGTAATACTCCTGAAGATTTAAAGTTAGTAGTAACTCCTTCTTCTGGAACTTATGGAGCAGCTGCTTTTGTTACTGAAGAATTTCATTTAAGTACAACTAAAACAGAAGAAACTATTACTTCATTTAATGTTACCTGTCCTCAAGCTAGTAATATTAAAAAGGATATTATTGATAACTACTTTGTATTAACTGTTCCAGAGAATAAAACTACTAATAATTTGGAGTTTAGTGCAATGGTTACTGCAACAACTTCTGGAGGTTATAATCTTGAAGCTACAGTTCCAATTAAACAAGCTGCAACATCTTTAATGATTCCTAATACTAATTATGAAGTAAGTTGAACTGCATCTACATTAAATATAACTGGTACAGGCTCAAACAACTTAGATGATGTTGTATTTAGCATTCCTGTAGGTTGGATTAGTGGACAGAAGTTATCTGTAAATTCTCAAGGCGTAGCAACTATTAGTTTGAACATTGCGGAAAATTCAGGATTGTCTTCAAGAAAAGCAACCATTGGAGTATCTGTTATAAAGAATAGTTCAAGTATTATTAATTTATCTATTAATATTACCCAATCAGTTAAGTCTGATATTTCTCCAATTTGGAAAGATTATGTTTGGAATGAGATAACCAGTTCAGATTTTATTGAATATCATTTAGATTATGCAGGGGATATGGTATATGCTGGCAAGGCTTATAAATATCCAGAAACTGATAGAGTAGAGTTTTTATTAAATAATGTTGCTGAAAATTATCTATCTAACGGTATTATATTTAATACTTCTAAAACTATAATATCTCCAGAATATTTGAAACCATTTACTTTGATGACATCTAGTGGAAATGAAAAACCAATTACTTTCTTCAATGACTGGAGTTATAAAGATAGAGATTTGACTAAAGGTACTATGTTAAGTGATCCTATTACTGGTTTAGTTGATCCAAGACAATATTTAGTAGCAAGTTGAATTTTACCAACTGGAACGGGAGTTGTTAATAGATTTTTTTATGTAGATGGAGCACAAACTGCTATGGATATTAGTTTAAATTCTGGAATTAATGGATATACATATACAGAAGATTTAAGCAATAAACTATGGCCTTGTGGGAGCTATTTAATAGTAGGATTTGTAGAAGACGGAAATATTAGTGATAGACAGATTAGATATGATATAGATACCACAGGTAAAGATTATGTGTTATATTATACTAATTCAGCAGGAGGATGGGATTCATTACTTGTTGAGGGTAATGTTAAAAAGAATGATGAGATTAAATCTGAAACATATACTCGTAAGGTATTAAATACATCACAAGAGTTTGCAAGAAATAAGTATTTGAATACTATAACTTCAAGCTGGGTTCTTTATACTGGTTATTTAAATGATATTCAAGCTTCTAAGATGTTTAATCTAATTGAGAGTACTAAAGTATATTTGCATAATCTTAAAGATAATACTATCACTCCAGTATTGATTACTGATACAAATTGCGAATATAAAACTTATACTAATCAAGGTAAAAACAAGTTCTATTATACAATTAATGTGGAAGCTTCTCAAGATAAATATAGAAAATAAAATGAGAAAGAATATTAAATTATTTATTGCAAATAAAGAGGTTGACTGTAGTGAGGGAATTAGTCTTCCTATAACTTATACAGTTGAGGATTTCCAAAACCCCACTATAGTCAAGAACTCGTTTAGTAAGACGATTTCTATACCTGGTACCAAAAATAATAATAAGATTTTTGGAGATATTTATAAATTAGATAGATTTCTCCATATAAAAGAAGGTAATTTCTCTGGAGTATATTTTGATCCTTCAAAACGAGTTGATTTTGGAATTTATAATAATGGCTATTTAGTTGAATCTGGATATATGCAATTAAATAGTATATCTATAAAACAAGCTATTATTACTTATAATATTACTTTATATGGAGGATTAGGAGATTTCTTTTATGGTCTTAAATATAAAGAAGATGGTACTATTAGGACTCTTGCTGATTTACAATACTTTGTAACTGATGAAGATGGAAATACACTTCCTGCTGATACTGAACTTAATTTTTATATTAACAAAGATTTTGTAAATACTTGTTTTGACTGAAGTAAAACGAATGAAGGAAGTCAAATATATGATTATTTGACATTTATTCCAGCATATAATGGTTTATATGAAGATTTTGATAATGAAAGTTGTTTAATAAATACTAATGAAAATAGTATATTTCCTACTAGTAAGACAGATTCAGGAGTTACATATACACCTTATAATGGGTATGGATTAGCTAAATTAAATAGAGCATATACAGAATGGGAGATGAGAGATCTTAGAAGTTATATGCAGAGGCCAGCTTTAAAATTGAGTAAGTTAATTGAAACTATCTGTAGAAAAGAGAATTCTGGATATGATGTAGTATTTGATCCTTCATTTTTTAATTGAAATAATCCGTATTGAAGTAAATCCTTTGTAGCTTTACCTTTATTATCTAATCTAGTAAGTGACGAAGCAGATGTAACAGAATCTGGCTTTTTAGTAGAAGATAGTAAATATAATTATCAGGTAGGTATAAATAAAGGAGAATCTACATCAAGTCCTTTAAAATTATCCATTGCATCACCTGATATTGTTTACGATTCTGGAATAATTGATTTAAGTGAGGCTGGATTTAGAAAAAGCCTTTCTACAACTTTTTATTTTAAGTTAAAGTTTAATCGAACTGCAGGAAATGTTGGGGATAGATATTTTTTTGGATTTAGAAGGTATTTTAGCTCCTCTGCTCCTCCTTTTTATTCAGCATATAGAGGATACGCTGATGTTTGGCTAACAATTACTAATGAAGTAGATGATACTATTTATACTTCTGAAATACATAGATTTACAAATTCAGGAACCTACTCAAATCCTATAGCTAATGGGGTTAATCATTTTGGGTATTTTCAAAATAATGTATTTTATGATACTTCTTCATTAACTAATGATTTTGTTATTAATATTACAAATTTTAAAATTCCAATTAATAAAATTAAAATTAAACTTAATGTTGTATGATCTACTGGAAATAGTGTTAGACCTACTGGATTATTAAGTGAAGTAATAGAAAGAGGAGAGGATTACCAAGCTATTCCAAAAGGAGATCTTATAGTAGATCTTACTTCTCCCATTGAAATTACTACTTCTACAGAGGTACTTCAAAGTAATGCATTATTAACTAAAAAATTATTATTAAAAACAGAACAATCTCCTGCTGATTACTTATTGAGTTATGCAAAACTATTTGGGTTATATTTTACAAAAGATATTGATAGTAAAACAATTAGAATATATACTAGAAATAATTTCTTTAAGAATATAATCTCTGATTGGAGTAAGAGAATAGATTATTCTAAAGATTTCAATGTAAATCCAATATTATTTGATAAGAAGTGATATAGAATGAGTTCTGAAGGTCCAGAAACTTATTTTTATAAAAAATACAATAAGGAATATTCTATATTATATGGTCAACAAAGATTAAATACTGGTTATAATTTTAATTCTGAAACAACTGAACTGTATAGTGATAATATATATGAAAATATAGTTTCTGCAAGATGGAGAAATAAATATTTTAGAAATTTTTGCAATTCTTCTTCCCTTGTAGTTCCTGCATTTATGAATGATAATATTACCTATACATTATTTAATAATAGCACTACTGAACTTAAGACTATAGATCAAGAGTTATACGGAGCTAATTTTATAGATCCCTCTAAAACCACAGAATGATATAAAATCGCAGGTAATGATATATTTGCCAAAAATGTATTTTTCTCAATTGATGGTAATGAGGAATCTTTAGAGGATATCTCTCAATCCCTAGTATTCTTTAACGGTAATGTTCCTTTAACTGATGTAAAAGGAAATGAAGTAACATATTGAATTACAGATGATCTTACAGAAATGAACATATTAAATGATCAGGAAATGTGTTATATATCTACTAAAAGTGAGAAAGATATTAGGGGGAATAAAATTGCTATAAAGAGAACTGTATTACCTCAATTTACAAGGTATACCGTTTCGTCCTCTAATGTTACTGCTTCTTGAGATTTTGGATTACCACAAGAGATTTATATTGATGATATAACTTATAATATCGGAAGTACTATTTATAGTAGATTCTGAAGTGAATTTTATAATGATCAATTTGATGTAAATACTAAAAAAGTTACCTGCTTTGTAAGATTAGATGATTTAGATGTTAAGTATGATTTACTTAGACAGTTCTATTATTTTGAAGATTCTTACTGGATACTTAATAAGATTGATGCTTATGATATTAATTCAGATTCTACAGTTAGATGTGAATTTATTAAAGTTCAAGATATTAATAGTTATTTAGCTGGAGTTCAAAATCTAGGTGAATATATATCATTTGATGATTCAGATCCAGTTGTAGATTATAAAGCTGGGACTAAAAAGATTACAGTTACTTCTAATATTCCTTGAGAATTAGGAGGATATAGTCCAAATGAAATTGTAAGCATTACACCTGAATCTGGGCAACCTGGAGAAACAGAATTAACAGTTACTTATAATGAGAATACTAAATATGACCAAAGAAGTTTCTACTTTAGTCTTTATAAACAAGGAGGCGTAGATGGTCCTAAATGTATGTTTACTCAAACTCCAGACCCAAATAAAGCTGTTCTTATTACAGGCAAATTAGAAACTCCAAGTGGCACTATACCAACTGGAGTAAATCAGATACTTACAGAAAACGATAACTTCTTGAATGTGGCTTATATGCAGGATAATGGAAATTATAGAATATATGCTCAAAAAGGTGTTCAGTTTAAATTTGAAGTGACTGATGGACCTACAGGAACAGTTAAATATACAGAGAATTTAACACTAACAGAAGATACTGTTAAAAATATTACAATCTAATGGCACAAACAGAAATTAAAAAGGTTATTAGTATTGATACTAAGTCAAGTAATAAGTCAATAAACTCTTTAAAGAAAGATATTGATGCATTAACTAATTCGCTGAATGATTTAGAGATTGGTACTAAGGAATATAATGAAACTCTTTCATTACTTGGTAAGAGACAATCAGAATTCAATAAAATTAATGAGCAGATAGCAAGATCTTCAAGAACTACTGCTCAAAGGTTTGAAAGTGTAGCTAAAATATCCACTGGTTTGGCCAGTGGATATGGAGCTGCAACAGCTGCCATTACTTTATTTGGGAAAGAATCTGAAGATTTAACTAAAGTAATGGTTAAGTTACAGTCATCTATTGCATTAGTACAAGGTATTGGAGGTATAAAAGATTTATTAGAAGAATTGCCTACTTTAGGTAATTGGTTTAAGAAATTAACTGATTTTATCTCTCCATTTAATACAGGGTTGAATAATGCTGCCAAAAATCTTAATCAGATTGATGCATCTAAGCTTAATGGCATTGGCACATCTGTTGGTAATGTTGGAACTGAATTAGGTAATATCTCTAAAGTAGTCAAGGATTTAGAAGGCACCAATATTAATTTTAAAGGAGGTATGATTCAAGGAGTAATGGGCACTCCTGCTGAAATATCTGCTACTAATAAGAGTGTATCTAATACGATTCCGATTATAGGTAAATTAGGAGAAACTGCAAAAAAGTCCTTTGAAGAAGTAAAACCTACATTTACTGCAGTTGCTGAATTTTTAAAGGAAGCAGCAAAAGAGACTGAAACTCCAGCAGAGAGAATGCAGAAAGCTGCTAAACGTTTAGGTGTAGATCTTAATGAATTAAAGGAAAATGTAGAAAAAGGCATTCCAACTTTGCGAAAAGGAGCAGAGGCTCAGAAAGCAATGGCTGAAGCTTCAGAACAAGCTGCTTCTGGAGTAGGTAAAGTTAAAACTGCACTTAAAACTATTGGTAATGTAACTGTATGAATTGCATTAGCTACAGCTATTGGAGTAGCTATTAATAAGATAATAGAGTATATATCCTCAATAAAATCAGCTGAAAAGGAGGCTGCTGAATTTAGAAAGTCTATTACAGATACTACTAATCAGATTGCTTCTAAATCTATAGCTATCTTTAGAGAGTTACAAATAGCTTACGAAAGGGTTGGAGATTCTGCAGATGCTAAGCGTAAGTTTATAGAGCAATATTCAGATAAGATTAAAGAGACTGGTTTAAATATTACTAATGTAAAGACTGCAGAAGATGCGTTTGTAAATAATACTGGTAATTATGTAGAAGCATTAAGTGCAAGAGCAAAAGCTCAGGCTATTGAACAGGCTGCAATTAAACTTTATGAGGAGTATTTAAACAAACGTACTGAACTGGAGAATCAAATTTCTGATACAAGCTTTGGAGAGGCATCTGCTTGGCAGGCTTTTAAAGCTACAGCAATGTTCTGAAAAGATTATTCAAATACAATTTATGAGTATACAAAGCAAAATAAAGAGAATACTTATAAACAGTTGGATGATTTAAATAAAGACATTGAGAAAAGGCTTAGAAAGCTATTTGAGGATGTAGCAGATATTAATAAAAAGTATGGTGGATTCTTTAATATTCCAACTATTACAAAGAACACTACTGAAGCTAAGAAGGTAATTAATGAATTTGATGAATGGCTTCAAAAGAGATTAGAGGATAAAGACCCAGTAGATGAACTTGAAGATGAATATATTAGACTATTAGCATTAGCTATTAAGTATAATAGGGGAATTGAAGAGGTAGAAGCTTGGCATCAGGAAGAGCTTAAAAAGATTAGAGATAAAGCTAGAGCTGATGAAGAAGCTAAGCGTAAGGAAGATGCAGATAAAGCTTGGAATGATCTACAGTCTGAATTAAAAAGGATTAGAGATTTATCTTCTACAAGTAATTTGAGAGAGCCAAGAGAGCAGACCTTTCAGACTACTTATACTCAAGGTATATCGAAAGCATTTGGATTGGCTGGAGATTATGAAGGGACTGGTTATAAATTTACATATCAGAGTAGAGAGGACTTAGAGAATCAATACAATGCTCAAATTGAATACAATAACAACTTACTCTCATTAACTCAAGGTAGAATAGAGCAAGAGAATGCCTTATTAAATCAGCAATTAATGAATGAACAATTAACTGCTGAACAAAAAGAGGAAATTCAAAGAACTCTTACTGAGAATAATATGGCCTTATCAGATGCTCAATTAGCTAATGAACAGGCAAATACTCAGGCTTATCAAAATCTTCAAAAAGCAAGACAGCAAGCTTTACAGGGAACTTTATCTGTAGCTTCAAGCATTGCAGGAAGTATGGCGAGTATTTGGGGAGAAGAGAGTAAAGTTGGAAAAGGATTTGCTACTGCACAAGCTTTAATTGACACTTATTCAGCAGCAAATAGCGCATACTCTGCTATGGCAGGAATTCCTATTGTAGGTCCTGCTTTAGGTATTGCTGCAGCTGCAGCCGCAGTAGTTGCAGGTATTGCAAATGTTAAAAAGATTTGAGAAGTAGATGAATCAGGTGCAAGTGGAGTGAGTGGAGCATCTGCAGCAGTGGCAGCACCAGCTGCTTTAAATACAGCTCCTGTTGAATATACTCGAAACTTACTTGGAGATAAAGAAACTGACCTTTTAAATGAACCTGTTAAGTGTTATGTTGTTGAATCTGACATTACTTCAGCTCAAACTAAGGTAGCAGTTACTGAATCTAATGCTTCATTCTAAAAATATTTAGTGTAACTTTTTTATTCTTATTAACTACAAAATATGAGTAAAAAGGTTACATTAGATATTCTAAAAATATTACAAATTTATAAAGTGCTATATATTAATAAAAATGGAAATTACTTATAATGATCTTCCATTATTTCAGGCAGTGATTACTGATGATTGTGATGGAATAGAATATGTTGCTTTAACAAGTAAACCAGCTACACAAGTTAACTGGGTTGCTTTTAGTAATTCTCAGAAGTTCTCGATGGATGAAGATAAGCATTTAGTAACATCTTGCTTAATGTTAAGTGATACTCCAATTTTCAGACGAGATGAGAAACTCGGAGAATACTACATACAGTATGATAAGGAAACTCTTCGTAAAATGGCAGAGAAGATGCTGTATGATAAGAGAACTACAGATGTAAATATTGAACATTTAGAAGATTCTGATTTAAATGGAATTACTCTACAAGAAATCTATGTAAAGGATATTAATAGAGGAATATCTCCAGTTGAATTCCAGGATGTTCCTGATGGTTCTTTATTTGCCACTTATAAAGTAGATAATCAAGTTATTTGAGATGCAATTAAAGCTGGTAAGTTTAAAGGGTTCTCAATTGAAGGTTTATTTACTTTAGAGAGAAAGTCTGATGAATATGACGAAATAAAAGAGATCCTTAATATGATTAAGAAGATAAAAAGAGTTAAACATTAAAATTATTAATTAAATGAGCAAATTCACAAGAATCAAGCTTGAATTGGCTAAAATGCTTGCAAAGTTCAGTGATATTAAAACTGATAAGGCAGTACTTACTTGGGATTCAGATGAAGACTTACGCGCTGGTATGGATGTATATGTTCAGGATGAGAACGGAGAATACAAACCTGCTGAGGATGGTGAGTATGTAACTGAGGATGGAAAGACGATTGTTGTTAAAGACGGTAAAGTAGAGTCTGTAACTGATCCTAAAGCTGAGGTTGATCCAGAAGAAGCAGCTAAAGCAGAAGTTGATGCTGCTTGTGGAAAACGCAAGGTAGAAACTGCTGAAGAGCCAGTTGATCCTGAAGTAGCTACTGATGGTGACAAAGAAACTGTAACTGATGCAATTGATGCAATTCATCGCGAAATTAATGAGCTTTATGACATTGTTGATAAGCTTGTTAAGAAAGTAGCTGAATTAGAGGGTAAATCTGAAGCTACAGAAAAGACGGTTGAAAAGATGAGCAAAATGAGTGCTGCATTTTCAGCTGAGGAACAGATAGAAGGCAAAGCTTCAATAATGACTGGTAATCCTGTTATTGATAAAAAGCTTAAAAATATCCAAGGAATGTTTGAGTAATGTACCATTATATTTATGAAATTCAGCCTTTAATGCCTGGATGGGAAAACACTTACTATATAGGCAAGCATAGTACTGATGAAGATCCATTTAATAATAGCTATGCAGGAAGTGGCACTATTCTTACTAATTACTATAGTAAATATGGCAAGATTAAAGATGTTACTTACAGAAAAGTTATAATTGAATTTAATGATTCTTCAAAAGATAATGCTTTAAGAGAAGCTGATATTATAGGCGATTGTTATAACACCGATAAGAGATGTTTAAATCTTAAACCAGGAGGTTATGGAGGAATGACTCCAGAAATAGCTATTAAAATATCAGAATCTTGCAAAGGTCGTAATCCCTGAAATAAACACAAAACGGGAGTATATAATGCTGAAACTACAGAAAGACTTAAAAATATAGCTATAAATAGAGAGTTTACTTCAGAGACAAGAAAAAGGATGTCTGAATCTCATATAAATAAAGGTACTAAATCAATCATTATGCTAGATTTAGAAGGAAATATAATTAAAACTTATCCTTCAATTAAAAATGCTGTTTTAGATGGATACTGTAAAAGCTCTATTCTTAGAGTATTAAACGGAAAATATAAACAGCATAAAGGTAAAATATTTAAGTATAACAATTAAAAAAATTTTTAAGTATGGCAAACCCCGTAATGACGAGTTTAACTAGTTACGTAGAACAGCGCAGGCTTCCATTGATAAAAGAGGCTGTATTAAAGGCTAAGAGTGCTTCGTTGTTCAATCTTCAAACTGACATCAAAACTAGTGCTGCTCTTAACCTGTTATCAACTGCTATTCAGTTTGGCGATGGCCTAGCTTGTGGTTGGGATGAAGCTGGAACTCAGACTCTTTCTCAGAGAATTCTGGCTACTGGTAATATTAAGATCAATATGGCATATTGTGATAAAGAGATGCTTAAATACTGGACTCAGTATCAAGTACGAGTAGCTGCTGGTCAGAAGACGCTTCCTTTTGAAGAGGATTTCGTAAATGCAGTAGTTGAGAATGTTAAGGCTGCTATTGAGACTGCTATTTGGCAGGGTGATACTACTTCTGAAACAAATAACCTGAAGTATTTTGATGGTCTGTTAAAGATCCTTGGTGCTGCTGATGGTGTTGTTGATGTAACAATTACTGGAGCATCTGCTTATGATGACATTATGGCTGTTTATAACGCTATTCCTGAGAAGGTTCTGGATGGTGCTTCTATCTTAGTTGGCAGTGATACTTTCCGTAAATTTATCCAGGAGTTAGTTGCTAAGAACTACTACCACTATAGTGGTGAGAATCTTAATGGTGAGATTATGCTTCCTGGTTCGCAGGTTAAAGTAATCGCTGTTAATGGTCTTAATGGAACTGATAAGATTGTTGCTGGTCAGTTAGATAAGAACTTCTTCTATGGTTGCGATATGATGAACGATGAAGAGAAGTTTGAATTGTGGTATTCACAAGATTTCCGCGAATTTAGATTAGCTATTGAATTTAACGCTGGCGTACAGGTTGCATTCCCTGATGAGGTAGTTCTTGGTGCCAAAGCCTAATTTCAATAGAGTTTAACTTTAAATAAGATTGAAATTATATGGCTTGTTTAATAACTATCGCTGGTATTACCCTGGATTGCGAATCTTCGCTTGGTGGTATCAAACAGGTATGGATTACTCAGTACGATAATGTTAAGAGTGTAACTGTAGATGATGAGACTAATCAAATCTCAGCTATTACTCTTGAGGCAGATGCTGAATGGTATAATTACCAATTCCGCAAAGGTACTGGTTCTCTAACCTCAACATTGAACGTTGACGAAACTGCAGGAACCAACTATGTAAGTAATGAGCTTGCTCTTGTATTTACAAAGATGGAGACTAAGAAAAGAATCGAGATTGCTGCTCTTTCTATTGGACAACTTGTAGTTGTTGTAGAAGATTCTAATGGCAAATACTGGTTCTTAGGAAAAGATGACTATGTAAGCGCTTCCGCTGGTACGGGTGTTACTGGTACTGCAAAAGGTGATCAGAACGCTTATACGCTGACTTTAGCTACTGACTCTGAATCATATCCTTATGAGTTGAGTGCTGAAGCTATTCAAAGTGTTGTAGGTGCTTAACAACAGAAGAGGGGCGAGTATTAATTTACTTGCCCCTTATTTTGTTTATGGACAGATAATTAACTATTTATATTTTATAGAAAATGGCTATTAAATATACAACACCAGAAGTAGCAAAGAATACAACTTCAAGAGATATTGAAGCTTTAGCTGCTCAAGAATGTAAATTACAGGAGAAATCTGTAGAATATACTCAGAATGCTGAGTTCGTTGTAACTCCAGATGAGGGTTATGATGGTATGTCGAAAGTAAATGTATCTGTTGATGTTGTTGTTCCTACAGTACAAGCTACTAAAGAGATTACAATTACATCTAATGGATTAATAGATATTTTACCTGATCCAGATTATGATGTTATGGAGAAAGTTGAAGCTACTATTAATGTGCCAACTTCTTCAACTTATGATATTACGCAAGCTGTAGTTAATTTATATAGGTTTACTGGAACGTCTGTTCCTGCAAATGTTGTAGGTTGAGAAAATTTAGTTGATGGAAGATATAAATGTCAAAGATCAAAAATTAAGGAGTTCACTATGCAATTGCCTAAATTAGAAGATGGCAGACATATGTTTACAGAATGTGCTGATTTAACATCATTCACTATTCCAATGCCTGAATTAACAGATGGGTCTAATATGTTTAGCAGAGGTACCTTACCTGGATATAATAGCCTGAAAACACTTAATTTAGACGCTCCTAAATTAGTAACTACTACTAATATGTTTGGAGATTGCATTAGATTAACAGATGTAACATTAAACATTCCATCATACACATCTCAAGAAATTTCAATGAATCCTATATTTTCAAAATGTAGTGGAATTACTAATCTTACAGTAAACGGTGAGCTTAGAGCAGGATTATATCTATCAGCAAGTACCAATCTTACTACTGATTCTTTAATGTCTGTTATTAATGCATTAGTTGATTTAACAGGGGAGAATAGCAAAACTTTAACATTAGGAGCTACCAATCTGGCAAAATTATCAGATGAACAGAAAGCAATAGCTACTAATAAAAACTGGATATTAGCATAATGGAACATTTACATATTGAAACTAGCATATTTATAAAGTTATACTCTGATGAAGGATATTTTATTACCTCATATAAAGAAGGTGATGATATTAAAGAGTATAGTGCATCAACTATTTTATATTGCCCTTTAACCTTTGATATATCTATTTATAGGGTTATTGATGCAGAAACAAATGAAAGATATTTAAAAGAACAAGAGGAATCTTATAAAAATAAATAATATGGCAAACGAAACTGAAAAGACAATTCTTCCTTATCTTAATATCCTTGAAGTCGAAACAATAGATAAGTCAAATGTGACTAAAGTTATTGTTATTGACAAGGATGATGAAGTTAAGGTTATGGATGGTTCTCAGTTAGCTACTAATAGCTATTTTGATCTTCAGGATAAACCTGAGATCAATAGTATTGAGTTAAATGGTAATATGACTTCGGAAGAGTTGGGATTAGCGTCATCTGAAGATATTGTTACTATTAATTCTGAGTTAGAGCAAATAAAGAGTACTATTCCAAGTGCTGAAAATATTGATAATCAGATAACTGAACGATTAGCTGATTATCCAACTAAAGAAGAGGTTACAACTGAAATTTCAGATGCAGTTGCCAATAAAGCCGATAAATCTGAGATACCAACAAAAACTTCACAATTAACTAATGATAGTGGGTTTATTAGTAGCTTAGATGGATATGCTACTGAAAAATGAGTTGAAGATAATTATCTTACAAAAGAAGCTACTGAAAGTGCATTAAATTCTAAACAGAATAAATTAAACCAAGGTGATGGTATAGTAATTGAAGAGAATACTATTTCTGCAGATTATAATACTATTCGTAACAAACCATCTTTAAATGGAACTGAATTATCTGGAGCAGCTTCAATCGTACCTGCCATTAATATTCAATCAGTCCCATCTAAAGTTACTTTAGCTCCTGTATTTGGTAATCAAACTGGAGAAGCAGTTGAACTTCCAATATATAATACAGAGACTAACCAAGCTGGTATTGTTAATGGTCCTCTATATGCACAATTAGCAGATAAATATACCAAAGCTGAAATTGATGCTTTAAATACAGCTATTAATAAAGAGATAGCTTCAAAACAGGAAACGCTTACAGCAGGAAAGAATATATCTATTATAGATAATGTAATCTCTGCTTTTGAGAATCATTTCTTACTTAATTTAGATGAGAATGATCCTGTAAGACAGAAACATATCTATGACTTTATTAGAACTAATCTGGACTTCTATTTATTCTGCCAGATTACATATAAAGGTGATATTATAGTTATTCCTGTTGCAACTATTGAGCATCCCGAAACTATTGATTTATATGGCTATTATTTCCAAGATAATGGTGTATTAGTAGTTATTAATGCAATCTTAGTAAATAATGGTAATATGACTGTTAAAGTTACTGAGGTTGATCTTACTAATAAAGGATATACTAAAGAAGAAGTAGATGCCAAACTTGAGGAAAAACAAGGAGTATTTGCTCCTCAAGCTCCATTAGCTTTTAATGGAGATAAGACTCAGTTATCTGTAGATTTATCTGGATACCAACCAGTTGGTGATTATGCAACTAACGATTCAGTTAATGAGGAAATTGAGACTCTAAGATCTTCTTTACAAAGTAAGATTGATGCAAAACAAGATAAAGGAGATTATGCTTTAAAGAGTGATATTCCAACTAAAGTTAGTGAGCTTACTAATGATTCTAACTTTGTAACTGAAACAGAGGTTTCTGGAGATTTAGCAGGTAAAGCAGATAAGACTTATGTTGATGAGCAGCTTGCTACTAAACAGCCTGTAGGAGATTATGCAACAAAAATAGAACTTGCAGGTAAAGCAGATTCTTCTGTAGTAGAATCTTTATCTACTCAAGTAGCAACTAATACTTCAGATATATCAATTATTAAAACAAAACAAGAAGAAGATGGAGATAAGATTGATTCTCTTGATAAAGAGATGGCTACTAAGCAAGATTTGCTTGTAAGTGGAACTAATATCAAAACAATCAATAGTCAGTCTTTACTTGGAGAAGGTAATATAGAAATTGAAAGTGGTTCTAATATTCCATTTCTATTTATAAATTCCACTACTCATCTTTCTGGAGATTTCGCTGCTGTTAAGAATGCTATAGCTAATAAAACACCATTTGAGCTTTATTATGTAAATATTCTAGGTTATGGTGATATAGCAGCTCCAGAAGTATGTTTTGTTTCAGGAGAAAATATTCAAGCTACTTTCCATTTTGAAAGTACTACAGCTAATCATACTGTAGTTCAAACTACTATTACTCCAACTGGAGTATCAGCAGATACTAGTTATCATAGTTATCAAGAGCAACTAGTTTCTGGTACTAATATAAAGACTATTAATGGTGAAAGTATTTTAGGAGAAGGTAATCTTGAAATATCTGGAGGTGGAGGGACTACTGACTATACTCAGTTAACAAATAAACCTCAGATTAATTCTGTTGAACTTAGTGGTAATAAGAGTCTTGAGGATTTAGGTATACCAACTAAGACATCTGAGCTTACTAACGATAGTGGCTTTTTAACTTCTATTCCTGATGAATATGTTACAGAAACTGAATTAAATGCGGGATTAGGAAATAAACAAGACTCTTTAGTTAGCGGAACAAATATCAAGACAGTTAATGGAGAAAGCTTGTTAGGTAGTGGAAATATAGATATTGAGAGTGTTTCTAATCCAGTTACTTATGGAAGTGGAACTCAACCACAAGTTCATACTATTCTTGTGGTAACTCAGTCTGAATATGATGCTATTTCAAGTAAAGATCCAAATACTCAATATTTAATTGTAGAATAGTATGAATATTAGAGATGATTTAAAAACATTTTATGTAGGTGACAGACAAGGTACTGCTATTTATGTTGGCAGTACCAAAGTCTGGCCTTGTCCAGTAATTCAATTTGAAGATGAGGCATTTAGGAAGTCAATATCTAGACAATATTTTGGTAGTGAAAATACTATTATTAATGAATGTAATAATCCTAATGTTACAAGTTGGTATATTATCCCAGAGTCTAGTAATCCAAAAAAATCTATTTTTAGAGCTACCTCAACTCTACAAAATAGCTTAGTAACATCTATAGATGCTGAAAAGTATTTATCTGAAAATACGGATACAGATCTATATTATTTATTTGCTGGATGTAGTCAATTAACATATATACTGCCTTCTATATTTACTGGAAAAACTCGTATGATGGGAGCTTTATCAGGAATTAGAGCAACTTCTATAGAACCATTAAATCTATCTAATGCTGTAGATTGTTATGGTTTATTTAGATATTCTATTAATCTTGAATCTGCCCCAGAAATAACATTTACAACAACTAATAAAGTTATGGTAAATGAAATGTTTAGATACTGTTATAGGTTAAAAACTGTACCACAATATGATGCAAGTAATTGATCATCATTTACTGATTTATTTGGAACCGATGATGAGCGTAATACTAATGATAAAGATTTTACACTATTAACAGATATTGGAGGATTTACAAATATTGGGCAAGGAGTAACTATGAGAACATATACTTTACATTTAGGAGGATTGCCATCGTTAACTTCACAATCAGTAAATAATATTATAGATGGGTTATATACAGATCCAGGTAAAAATCCTGCGATAGTATTTAATAAGACTGTTTATGATTCACTAACAGAAGATCAAATAGCTAATACAGTAGCAAAAGGTTGAACTTTATCATATAGTTAATTATGAAAATTGAAATTAAAGAAAAATATCAAATAGTAAAACCAGAAGAAGGTTATTTACTTACTAACTATAAGGACGAATTAGATATTAAACAATATTCATCTTTTAAAGAATGTATATGTCCTTTAAGCTGTGATTTAAAGCATCTAAGAGAAATAACTCTTGATAAAGATATTGAATATAAAGAAGCAGCTAAGAAAGCATTAGAAGAGTATGAGGAATCAATAAAAGTTAAATAACGATGATTATATTAAAGAATACTAAGAATACTCAGACCTTCTATGTTAGTAAGAAATGTGGTATTGAGACAGCTCAGCTTCCTGTTGGTTCTTATACTAAGATTGAAGCAGATGAAAGATTTCAACCTAAAGGTAATTACATTTCTGAAGATAAGGCTGTTGAAATAATTGATGAGCAAATCAATTCTCAGTTGGATGTTATACTTGAACCTAAGTTAGAGCCAATTAAGAATGATATTACTGAATTAGAAACATCTAAGATGGAAGTATTTCAAGTAAACTCTCCTATGTCATTTAATAGAGAGGGTGAGGATTTACATCTATCTATTGATCTTTCTAACTATGCTCTCAAGTCAGATATTCCAAGTACTGAGGATTTTGCTACTAAAGAAGAGCTTGCATCTGTTGAAAGTAAGCAAGAAGAGGATGGACTAAAGATTGATGCATTAGATAAGGAAGTTGGGACATTAGATGCAAATAAAGCAGACAAATCGGAACTATCTAATTATGTAACATTAGAAGTATATAATGCTAAGGTTTCAGAATTAGAAGCTGCTATTCAAGCTTTACAGGCACAAATCGGAACTATCTCAACTACTCTTGATACAATTAATGGTGAAATTCCAAATGAATAGAGTATTAACAAATTATCCTAACTATAGTGTATCTTCTACAGGAGATGTATATAGTAACCCATTGACTTTTAAAGATTCTATTGGAAGAACCAGAAAACAAATACATAAAAAGCTAAAACAGCATATAGATAAATATGGCTATAATTATGTAATTCTAGTATCTGGCTTAGATAAACCTAAAGCTATTAAAGTTCACAGACTAGTAGCAGAAGCATTTATTCCAAATCCTGACAATCTACCATATGTTAACCATATAAATGAAAATAAGACAGATAATAGGGTAGAAAATTTAGAATGATGTGATGCAAAGTATAATAATACATATGGAACTAGAATAAATAGATGTATTGATAAAATTAGTAAACCTGTAGGGCTATTTATTAATGATTTACTAGTTAAAACATATAAAAATGCAATTGAAACATCAATAGATGGGTATACTCATAGTAGAGTTATAGATTGTCTTAAAGGAAGAACAGACACTTATAAAGGGGTAAAATTTAAATATATCTAATATGGCAAATACAATTTCTGATAAATTAACGTATCTTGAAGGTACTAAGAGTGCCATTAAAGATGCTATTGTAGCTAAAGGTGTTGCTGTATCAGATTCCGATACCTTTAGAAGCTATGCAGATAAGATAGGACAGATTTCTGGAGGTGGTGGAGGAAAGATTAATTTAAATGATTATGGATTAACATTTGCATATTCTAGTATGACACAAGAGCAATATAATAATATAGAATATTCTCTTCCAGATAATATAAATCATTGATTTGATGGGACTAATTTCATATCTACAATAGATATATCAAGTCATATTGATCTGTCTAAAGTATATGACGCATCATATGCCTTCCAAAACACATATAATATATATATTGATAATATAAGAACTAGTGTTGGGGATTCGTACGCATTTTCTGGATTTCAAGGCATACTAAATAATTTAGAATTAATTAATACCACATCCTCTAGTTGAAATTATGCAACAAGAACATTCTTTAATGCTTCTAATTTACCAACTACTTTAAAAGTGATAAATGAAGTTGATACTGGTGTATCATCTTTACAATTTTTCTTTTATTCTGTTAGCAGTAATGTTCCTGAAATTGAAGTTATTAATGGACAACTATCTTTATATTATTACTTTAGTTCATATAATGAGGGTGTTACAACAGTAGGAAAAATTAAATTAAATAATTGCACATTAACAGAAGATCTAAATAAAATTTCAATATGTGCATCTGCTAATACTACTGTTACTTATTTTGGGGGTGTTGAAGGAGCTGATAAAAGTATGAATTTAGCAAATTTTAGAGCACTAAATAGTCAATCAGTAACTGATATTATTACAAATGTTAGTGATTTAACTGGAAAGGATACCAAAACTTTAACTTTTTATACTAACGTTTATAATGCACTTACTGAGGAACAGAAATCATTAGCCACATCTAAAAACTGAACTTTAGCAAGTTCAAACTAATTGTCAGTTTTTATTTTTTCTTAGTACTTTGAGTGAGTAAAAAACTTGACATTAAAGGAGGCTTAGGTCTCCTTTAATTATTTTAATACATTAGTAAATTAGTTTATATTTTAAGAAAAAGATATGTAAATTAATGTAAAACTATTGCAAAATATGAATTATTCAATATTAATGCAGAATACTATTACTAAAGAAGTTTATGTATATAACTTAGAAAATCAGAATTATGCTGAAAATATCTACTATAAGTTTGATATTACATTATCTGATGATATGCCTGATGGTGAATATCAGTATATTCTGTTTAGTAACCCAAATAAACTTGAAGTAATTGTAGATGTAAATAATCCTATGCAGTCAGAGCTATATGGCAATCCAGTTATTCTGGTAACTTATGAAAATACTCTTACTACAGGAACACAGATATTAGTTGCTGGTAAACCTATACCTGTATTGAGTTCAGGACTAATAAGAGTTGGAGATTATCAGAATAATAAATACCAATACGATAAACAAAACAAATATACGGCTTATGAGCGAAAATAAAACAAAAGTACAATTAAGTGCAATTGATCCTGTTGTAGTGTCAAATTTAGTACTTCCTGTAGAATCGAGAAAAAGGGGTTCTGATTGGATTTCTTGGGGTGAAGATAATCGCTATCCATTATATCTATGGGATTTATACTTAAATGTAGCTACTCTTCAATCTATCATTAATGGGACTGCTGACTTTATTGTTGGTAATGATGTTATATGTAATGCACCAGGATTTGAAGTAACTGTAAATAAGAAAGGTGAAACTATTATGGATATTATGCGTAAAGTATCTAAAGATAAGATGATATTTGGAGGTTATGCTATCCAAGTAATTAGAGATATGGTAGGTAGAGTTTCAGAAATATATCATCTTGACTTTATGAAGATTCGTTCTGATGAAAAAAATGAAGTATTCTATTATGCTGATGATTGGTCTGCTTGGTCTATTAAAGCTATCAAATATCCAAAATTTAATTATTCAGATAATAATCCTACAAGCGTTGTTTATAATAAGGGCTATATAACAAGAAAAGTATATCCAGTCCCTGTTTATGGTGCAGCTATCTTATCTTGCGAAACTGAGAAGAATATTAATGAGTTCCATCTAAATTCTCTTCATAATGGATTTATGGGTAATCTTATCATTAACTTTAATAATGGACAGCCTACAGATGAAGTTAAAGAAGAGATTGAGATGAATATTAATGAGAAATTCTCAGGATTTCAAAATGCTGGCAGAGTTCTTATTTCATATAATGATGATGAAACAAATAAGACTACTATTGAGCGTTTAGACTCTGATGATTTTGATGAGAAATATAGTGCTTTATCTGATAGGACAAGAGAACAGATATTCTGCGCATTTAGAGCTAATAGTGTACTTTTTGGCCTTAACTACTCAAGTGGATTCAACGAACAAGAATTTAATGAAGCTTTTAAACTTTATAATCGTACAGTAGTTAGACCAATTCAGGTCGAAATAGTAGATACATTTGATAAGATATTTGGAATGAAAGGTTCAATAACTATAACTCCTTTTAGCTTAACTCCAAATGGACAAGAAGATAGCAAACAAAATGTTGAATAATTATACTGTTTATTGCCATATAAATAAGTATAACAATAAGCTATATTTTGGCATTACTGGACAAAGTGTGCAAGCTAGGTGAAAAAATGGATATGGATACTCTACTCAAGCTTACTTTTATAAAGCGATACAAAAATATAGCTGAGATGGATTTGAACATATCATAATTAAAGATAATTTACCAGAAGCTTGTGCTAAGACATTAGAAAGGATATTGATACATAAATATAAAACAAATACTCCTGAAAATGGTTACAATATAACATCAGGAGGAGAAGGTACATACGGGTATTCTTTTTCTAATGAGAGTAGAGCAAAAATGTCAAATTCTAAAAAAGGTAAAACACCCTGGAATAAAGGAAAGAAAGGAATCTATACTTTGGAAACACTTATTAAAATTGGAAATGCTTCCAAAGGACGAATTACTAGAGTTAAGCCTATATTAAGATTTGATATGAATGGGAATTTTATTGCAAGATATAATTCAATGAAAGAAGCTGTTAAATCAGTTAATGGAGAACGTTCTGGATTATATTTAGCTTTAAAAGAAAATAGACCTTATAAAAACAATAAATTTATTTATGATGGAACAACTTAACTATAGAAATGTACTGCTTATTTCAGAAGACTATATAAAGTCAAATTCTACATTAGATAACAATATATCGGGTAAATATTTACAAGCAGCCATCACAAGTGCCCAAGATGTAGAACTTCAGTCAACTATTGGTACTAAGCTATTGGAAGCATTACAAAAGAAATGTATTAATTGGATTGATCCTCATACTCCAGTTCATCCAATAGAACCTCCTGAGCCACTTCCAAGTGATTCTATTGATGATTCTGATAACTACAGATATAAAGAGCTATTAGACTATTATGTTCAGCCTTATTTACTTTATCAAGTACTTAGCGAGATAGTAATTCCTATATCTTATAAGCTTGGTAATTTTGGAGTTATGAGAACTGATGATGAGAAAGATATTGCTGCTGAAGCAAGTCAAGTAAATCAAATTAAGAAGTATTATAGAGATAAGGCGGATTTCTTTAAGACTCGTTTACAGGACTTTATAATTACATATTATAATGAATTCCCTGAGCTTTATACATATAAGCCATTAAAGGATATGTTTCCCAATCTTTATTCTAGCTCATCTTGCAATATTTGGCTTGGTGGAGCAAGAGGTAAGGGATGGAGCATTAAACCTGGAGAGGGACCTCTTCAAAGAGCTTATGATTTCCCTTCAAGTAATAATAAAAAGAGTAAGTAATTATGACCTACTATGAGATAATTAGCAATTTAAAAGCTTGTGCATTAGAAGAGCCAAACATCAATTTTGTAGGAAGTAAAGATATTTATGAGTTAAATAGCTTACCAACTATTGAGTATAATGTGTTCTATATAACACCTAATACTTTTAGTGTAGATGAAGATACTATTACTTACTCTTTAAACCTATACTTCGTATCAAGATGGGATGAGACTGATAACAACCAATTGGAGGAACAGTCAGCAGGTATGCTTGCACTGCAAAATATAATTAATCGTTTTAATAACCTATATCCAGAAGTTGAAATAGCTTATCCTTTAATTTATACTCCATTCTATCAAAAGTTCAAAGATATTACCTGCGGAGTGTTTGTTAGAGCTGATTTCCAAGTTGACAACACACTGGGTTTATGTCAAGACAGTATGTAATGGAAAATAAATTAAATTGGTTTGGTAAAGTATTAGAATGGGTTGATAAATATGGATTACTAAAGATATTTAAAGCAGGGATTGGATTAATATTTATATCCTATGTAATGGTTATTACACTTAATCCATCTATTGTTTATAATAAGGTTGTAACCTATATTGAACAGACTCATAATACTAAAACTATTGCAAGAAATGAAGCAACTTTAAAGATTAAATATAAGCTTAAAGAATTGCTTCAAAGTACGAATGCTGATAGAGCTTGAGTTATTGAATATCATAATGGAACTACTGGATTAGGAGGACTTCCATTTACTTATGGAGTAATGAATGCAGAGGAAGTAAAGCCAGGAATAAGACCTGTAAGTAGCCATTATAAAGATTTCTTATTATCTGATTATACCTCAATTATAGAGTTTTCTAAGAATGATGGATGGTATGGTAATATAGATAGTTTAGAAGCAGATGACCCAAGATTATATTACGCATTTAAGTCTAACAGAGTAAATGAAGTGGCAGTATTTTATTTAAAAACTGAGGATAAAGATATAGGTATTTTAGGTTTATCATTCTGTGATACACCTATGCCTTATGATACTTGAGTACATCTAAGAAGAGTTGGAATACAGATAAGTATAATTTTAAATAAGATATAATATGAAATATTGGTTAAAATATGTAATAGTAGTTGTACTATTAATGATTGCATTTTTGTTAATTAAAGTAATTCCTTTTTGGATTACTATTAGTTTAACGTTATTTGGAGCAGTGTGCTATTTTATTTATCTTTATAAACTGCATAATTCATATAAATAATGAAGTATTTCACACTCGAAGAATTAACAAGATCTGATACTGCTTCAATTAAGCATATAAATAACACTCCAGATGAGAGTATAACAGAGCACCTGATAGAGTTGGTCGAGAAGCTTTTAGACCCAATAAGAGAGAGATGGGCAAAGTATTGTGATGACAATCAGCTTGGCAATGCAGGCATCAGGATTTCCTCTGGTTTTAGGAATAAGGAGCTTAATAAAGCAGTGGGAGGATCTTCAACTTCTGCTCATTTAACAGGGTATGCAGCAGATATATCTCCAATTAATGGTAATATGAAAGTATTCCAAAGTTGGATTGCTGAAGCTATTGAAGAATTAAATTGAGACCAGTTGATATATGAAAAGCCTAAGAATGGTATAGCAAGTTGAATACACTTGGGATTAAAGAATAAAGACGGAATGCAAAGACGACAGAAATTTACTATTATATAATTATGGATTCCAAATCAAGTAAATTGCTTCATAAGACTAAGAGGAAAGTAAGAAGTGAAGAATATTTAAAGTACCAGAGATATATCCGCTCAAAGGAATTTAAGGCGATTAGAGAGCAAGTTTTGTTGCGGGATAACTACCACTGCCAAACTTGTAATTGATGCGTTGAGGAAGGCGGAAACAGGTCATTATCGGTACATCATAAGAGGTATGACAATTTATATGAGGAGCAAGACCATTTGGAAGATTTGATAACATTATGTTCAGTATGTCATAAAGCTATACATTCGGCAGTAAGTAATTATCAAAGGTTTAATAAAAAAGAAAAGGAGGGCAAATAACCCTCCTTTTTGTTTATTCCATTATCTCAAATAATTTCTCATCTTTAGGTATTAATTCTCCAGTTTGTAAATCTACTAAGAATTTACTATTTTCGGGAATTACATAAACGTAATTTACTCCATTTAAGCATAATTTATATGTAAAGTACTTCATATTAGTCAATATATGTTGCGTTAGGAATCTCTGGTTTTTCTTCTACTTCTTCCCAAACTAACCCTTTGTTTTGGTTCTCTAATTGAACTATTCTATATTCTAGTTCTTCAAGCTTTTTAAATAAAAAATCATCCATAATTAATCAAATTTTGAAATAAATGTAAAATCTCTTTGTGCTAATACTCTATCTATAATATCTCCTAATTTCTTAGAATTCTCTTTAAATTCATTCATTCACTTATCAAACTCCTTAATAGTATCTTCTGACTTTTTAAGAGTTTCTTTAATATCCGCAATTCTATTTAAATATGAATCTTGGTCTAATAATAATGTATCCTTTGCTTCTAACATCCTTTTCAGTTTTAGTTGATTTTCTAACTTCAAAATAGTGTTCAATATCTGTTGCCTTTGCAGTTTTCTTTATACCTAAAGTCTTATATACATCAGCAATCTTATTCTTCAATAAAGCTAAATTGTAGAACATACCATTCTGAATATCTCTTGTAAGTAATTTGGCAACCTTATTTGGCATATTTTTATCTGATATTTTAACAAGCTCCTCTTTAATATCTTTAATGCAATAACCCAAAGTTGCCATTCTTTCAAATCCCAGTTTATTAATTGCATCATTTAACCAAGGATATTTAATTAGAGCTTCATTTAATATAGGAGTTCCAACTTTAAATTTAGTTTCCCATTCAGCTCTTACATCTTTAATAAGCTCCTGAAATGACTTACTAGGAGCTTCAAGGTCTATCTTAATAGATTTATCTTCACATTCAGCAACCTTTATAAAGCCATTCTTTAGATATTCATTAGTAAGATTAACTCTTACAGAGTATAAACCTCTTGCAACCTTAAAATTGAATATATCTACTTTAGCCATATTTGGGTCAAATTCAAAGGTATAATCCTCATTAATTTGAATATATGTGTCACTTGTAAAGTCTGTAATCTTCTTACGAGCTACTTCTGGAAGCTGATTATATGATTCAACTGCAATCTTTGTTTCTTCAATATTCTTTAATGTATTATTTTTAAATGTATCATAATCTATCTCTGCATATCTTGTGGCTGAATAAAGATGAGTAATCCAATTTAAATATTTACTATTTCTAATTCTACCAGCAATCTGTTGAATTGAAGTAGATATATCTAAAAGAGTCTGAGCTTTAGAGGAATCACTAACTACAATAATTCTTCCATTTTCATCATAAATATCAGAACCTTCAAATACAGTAGAAGTCAACAAATTAATCTTCTTAGGTTCATCATTTACTGAAGAATTCTGAATTGGCAGTTTAGTTCTATTATTCTTAGAATATACTACTCTTGTGTTATCTGCTGTAAGTTTAGCCTTTAAAATAAGATTCTTTATAAAGTCAACAGAGTTAACAAATATATAAGCATTACCTTCAACATTTCCACTTAAAAATCCATTTATAAGCTTAATTGTGGAAGCTTCTACATTCTTGCATTTGACAGTCTGAACTTTAGTCTCGATAACATCATCCCATTCTTGTCTTACTAATGGCAGTTTAGACAATTCATCTAAAACAAATTCATCTTCTAATGGAGTTGCAGTCATAAATGTATATTCTTTAAATAGACTATATGTCTTTAATACATCTTTAATTGCATCTCTTCTAAGACTATATTGATTAAATAGTATATGATATTCATCAATTAATAAGCTATAATCTTTAGGATTTACTGCTTCTATTACTTTATAAAGAGAATTATAAGTAACAATGATTTTAGGGCATTTAACTGAAGATACATAAGCTTCAATGTCTGTCTTAGTAATACCTTGATAAACTCCAAAAATAGGCTCTTTACGTCTTTCATTAGGATATTGAGCAAGTTTATTCTCAACTAAGCTTACAAATGGAACACATATAACATAAGGCTTATCACACTCTAAAGCCATTGAAGTTCCACCACATCCTACTTTACCTTTGTCAAATAAGCAGTTAGTAGGTAATTCATTGATTAAATTATTTAAATAAGTTTTCATAATAGTAATTT